CAAGCTGGTCTTGGTACTCCAGAAGGACTTACAAGCCACTTCGCTGATATTGCAGAAAACCCTATCGGTGCAGGCAGTATCATGTCTAGTGAGATTGGTAGTGAGCTTCAGAACAACGGTAATATGATGGATATTATAAAAAATATCTCCATTCTATTCGACTTGGGAAATTTACCACCAAAAATTGTAAAGTCTCAGGAAAACCAAACTAGTGAACTTAACGGTTTCCCAACTAATGCAATACTTTTCGGTTCTCATGAAGCAATACTTTTTGATAACATGATAAAAAGTAAGTTTAAGTTGGTATTCGGTGTACAGCTTGCTAGACGTTGTTGTCTTACATTTTCGCCAGAACAAGCAATACCGTTAGAAATAACTGCTATATCTGACCTCAGTACTGCACGAAACACTGAAAGAGAACGTGTAAAGGCTGCACAAGAAAGTTTAAATGTACTAACTAGTGACTTGGTAGATGAAACTACTCACGATCCTATGCAGATATCTGCTGAAGCTCAAGAGTTGTTTGATGTGTATCTGGAATACAACATATTCGTTTCTGATGATATGCCTGCAAAGTTCCAGATAGCTAAGCTTAGTCGTAAACATAAATACTGGTTAGCACTAAAGCTGGCAGGTGCATTTGCTATCTTAGACGGTTCTGAAAATGTTGAATTGAGCCACTATTGTTATGCTATAAACACCATAGAGTTTTTATCCAATGATATGGCCTCTTTTGAACGTGAGCTTGTTAAAGAGCCTTACGAGCAATTAGCTGATATGTGTAAGCTTAATGCTAAAGACGGTGAATATGTATTGTCATTGCATGAACTTCGTAAATTATCATATGTTACAGGTAATGGGTCTTCAAAAAGTAAAGTTGATGAGCTTTGTAACTTAGCTGCTAGCTATGATAATGAAGGTTCATATTTTTCAGATGAATCTGGTATTACTTACAAAAAATTGGTTAAAACCGATGTTGTAGGTGCTACTTATAAGTTCTTCCCAGATACTATACTTACAGGTAAGAAGTTAAAAGATCACATGAACAAGTGTTCTAAAGACGGCTATGAATTTGGTGAAGCTAACTTTGAAGATTTAGAAGTTATCTTATCCGAAAATGCTATCTATTCGTGTTTTCAGTTTACTGATGGCATCCACCATAAAGATAATTTGACTGGTGGTACGAAGTTCGCAGTACTTGATATCGATAAGTCAGTTCTTACTGATACTGAGGCTCATATACTGCTGGAAGAGTATAACCACTTTATCGCTAGAACTAGTGATAAGGATAATGAGTTTAAATTCCGTATCCTTATAGAGCTTGATGCAGTAGTGGACGTAGATGCGATTACTTGGAAAGCGTTTATCCAGGAAATAGCTACAGAACTGGGTTTGATCGTTGACCCTATTCCACAAAGTCAGATAGTCCTAGCGTACAAAGATCGTACAATACTTAGTCAGCTTGAAGGTAAACCACTTAGCTCTAAAATGCTACTTGATAAAGCTGCTGTAAGTATTAAAGATCGTCCTAAGCCTGCAAGTAGCCTTCCTCCAAAAGAGAAAAAAGGTTTGCTTAATGATCCAAGAACTACGTTCGCTGCATGTTTTGAGTGGGTAGGTCAAGGCCGTTCTAACTCAATGTACCGTATGCTCAGATGGGCAGTAGATTTAGGTGCAGATGAAGAGTACATAAGAACTCTTGCTAAAGAAGTAAATGAGTACTGGACTGACAGTATGGATGAAGCACGTTTAGAGCGTACTTTGATAACTCCTATTGTGAGACTTATCTAACTGATAGGCACTATAAAATACTATAGTGCCATTTTAAGGAAAATTATGGATACTATAACTAAAGCAGAAGCTTTAAAACTTCTAGCAGACAATAAAATTGTAATGGCAAAACCGAAAGGTTATGGCTACTGGTTACCTATTACTGATATTAATAGCGAGCATACCCAGAAACACTTACTGAGCAATACATGTCAGTACAAAGAAAATGACGATGAGTTTATGGCAGGNTACGTAAACCATGTAAAACAANGAAGCTTTACTGCAGGGTTTGAACAACTAAAAGCTTTCCGTGCTGGATTTAATGCTGGTAGAAAATAGGAAAAATTATGACAGATTATGAAGAACGTGCATTTGTAGCTGCGAGTGGTCAAGTTCTAATTGAATCGCTACCTGACAATTTTAATGATGATAGCTGGACAGGTGAAGAAGGTGAAAGCATTGATCAATGGTTAGTTGCACACGCCTGGGAACCTTTTGAGCATTGGGATGCTAAACAGCTGTGGAGTCAGATATCTGATGTTGCAACAACACTAAAGAATTTCCACTCAAATGAAGTAAAACTTACTTTAAGTGAAAAATAGTTATGGATTGGACTTATAAAGAAAAAGAAGTCCTATGCCATGATGATCTTTTACCTGGATGTACTGATTTTGTTTATCAACTGACGTATGAATCGGGTAAAAGATACATTGGTAAAAAGACTGTTAAGTCCTTACGAAGATTGAAACCTACTAAGGCACAATTGGCCATTAGAAAGAACTACAAACGTATGGAAATGGTAGAGTTACCGTTTGCAAAGTACGCGGGTTCCTCTAAGGAAACTTTTGGGCAAGTACTAACATCAAAAGAAATTTTGTATCAGTGTTCGACTAAGAAAGCTGCTACCTATATTGAAGCTGCTATGCTTTTTAATGAGCACGCTATATTTGGCGGTGAGTACCTTAACAAGAGTATTAGTGGCAAGTTTTTTGACTCAGACCTAGATGGACTACTTGGCAACGAGTAGTATAAAACATATTTGGGGTTGTTCCATGATGAAGAATAAGCCCAACAAAAAATAGTAGAATATTTAGAATCATACGATAAGGAATAAACATGAAAAAATCAGACCCTTTATATAAAAAAGCTGTCACGGATGGTGAGTTTAACGCCTCCTCTAATCACGGATTTAAAGTTTTAAGATCAGGTAAAGAATTTCGTTCTATTGTTCCAGCACCACTGGCAGAAGACTTCGCTATGGAGTGGCTTGACGAACTGTCTGCATGGAGCTGGATAGCTGGTATACGTGAAAATCATGTATCAGGTAAACGTTGGCCTATTGAAGGTAAAATGAATTGTGCAAAGTGTTTATGGAAAGGTCTAGGCTGTATCCCAGTAGATGAAAATGACTCTACAGAAGAAGTATTTTTACACTTCGAAGTAGGCACCTCACGAGAAGAAATCTGGCACTGGTTTGAACACGAGTTTGACGTTTCTGTGGCTGAAGACTTAATGCATGTTTGATAACTATTTAGATGGTCTTTTAGGCGAGGAATAAATTATGAAGTATTTTGTATCCCTTATAATGATTATTTTGTGGGTTATGGGAATTGTTATAGCTAAAGGTTTTTGGATGACTGCGTTCACATTAATACCTTTTTACGCATGGTACGTAACTATAGAGAAGGTGATGTATTTCACAGGATTTATATTATAGTACTGAAGACTTTGGAGTAGTTAGTGAGCAATTTTATTCAAGTAGAAAACATAGTTCTGTCAAGTACTTATAAGATTAGAAACACACTTCCTAAAATATTTAAAGATAACGATATGCTATCTTTAGATGTTGAGTGTAGGACTGTTTATACAAAACCAGAACGTGATGAAGCTAAGGCGTATCTTAAGGATGCGGCTACCTCTGACCCTTATTACAAACAGGCAAGAGTTGTTTCTGCATCTAGTGGTTTAAGCTACCCATCAATAGTTAGAACTACGCACTTTATATTTGGTATAAGCAAAAATAAGGTGTACACAATAATATGTAAAACACCTGAAATGGAGTTGTTTATATGGGAGCTTATAGCTGATTATGTTGGCACTTTCCTAATACATAATACCGGTTTTGACCTGAAAATCTGCTATGAGAGAACAGGTAAATTACCTAAAAATATTGTAGATACCATGTTGCTTGCCAAGTGTTTAATAAACCATGTAAATATTTGGAAGGCTAAAACAGGTTTGAAAGAACTTGTTGGCGACTATTATCCACCAAGTTGGTCACTATTCGAAGACTATGAACCGGCAGACCTTAAGGGTGAAAAATTCTTAAAGTACTGTGGGTATGATGGTTCTGCTGTCTGGACGGTGTACGAACTCATGAAAGAAGAGTTAAGAAATGAGAAATATATCAGCAAAAAACCCGAGTAAGCGGTTATGTGGTGCTGCCAAGGTTAGTGTTAAAAATGCTATCTTTGGCAAAAAAATTTTGCCTTCAACTCGATCAGTAAGGTCTAAAAACCTACCTGCGTAAGGAGAACTCTATGATATTTGAACGTGAGAGAGGTCGTAGACCTCATAACATATCTTTCGGTAATGATGTTATGGGTCTTGATTTTAATGAAGTCCAAATTGAAAGTGTTGATGTACGTAGAATGTTGGACATGTCAGATAATGAACTGAAAAGTAAACTGCATAATCTTTACTGTGCTATGGAACGTAACGAATATCATGGACGAGGTAATCGCGGTATGCGTGATAGTCAGTACCCTGATCCTAGATACGATCGAAGTTACGATCGAAGCTATGCACCATCACCAAGTAATC